GTCTGATTTTCGTGCGCTATGTCGAGAATCACCAATCCACCCATCAGATTTACGCAAACGATCTGTTAAGCAATCATCTACTTGCTCTCTAAATTGAACAGCAGATTTTGATAACCAAGGTTTCATTAGCCAATAATCAATTTAAGTTCATCGGCAGTTAAACCAATGCGATCAAGAATGGCTTGGCGTTGCGCTGCAATTTCTGCTGAGTTATCAATACCAACATGAGCATCAACAATTGTCTTTGCCTTAGTTTCATCTTTTTTGGCAATATCTAAAACCAATTTGCCATCAACTAATCGAGGGTAATCATTTAACTTAATGCCAGCATCTTTTAATTCTTTTTGTAATTGAACGCCGTTTAATTGTGTTGGGATATTAAGTTCCATATTATGCTCCTAAGTATAATGCTGTAAATGTTGTCCATACTTGACTGCCACCCAATAAATCTAATGATCCAGTTCCGTCTTGATAATTTTCAAAAACTACATAATCACCAACTGCTAAATTTGCAACAATTTGAACAGTTAATGAAGTGAAATAATTATTAGTCATATTTATTTGAGTTTCTTGGGCAAGTTGAGTAGAGGCAGCATTTTTTCTAATTGTGCCAATTCTTTGTCCTGTGTTGCTGTAAGACCATGTTGCACGACCAATGATTAAATAATAACCTGCTTTACCACTTGGGATTGTAATTCTATCGGTATTGCTTGAAATGCTGTGATATCCATCTGTATCAAACAATTCCTCATCAAAAGTTGCATTTACTCCAGCACCGCTTGAAAAAGATTGACTTGCAGATTTCTTTAATGAAACACCAGCAAAAGTTGAACCACTTGCAGCCGTAGCCCAAGTTGGCACGCCACCAGCAACAGTTAAAACTTGACCAGTTGAACCAATTGCAAGTCTTGTGTTTGTGTTTGCAGTTGATGATCGATATTCAATATCGCCAAGTGTGGTCGATGGGTTTAGATTCTTGGTAGTTGTATCAATTGAAGTACCAAGTGATCGAATCGCTGCTGCACCATCCTTGACCAGCGCAGTATCATCTGGGGTTGTCCAACTGTAATTTGTAGTGGTTGCCATTTTTCTCCTATTATCAGGCTACGATTGTAGCGTATTCCCATGTCAAAGTATTGCTTAAAGTGTTCCAAGCCTCGCCAACCGGAACTGTGTTCCAGCGCATTGCCACCTGACTAAACGCCACAGGCGAAAGATTGATCGTCAGGAATAATTCATTGAATCGAGTGCTCCATTTCCATCCCTCAACATAACCCTCAAATTCTCCGGCTGAAATCTGGGTTGGTAGGTTTTGAATATTTAGAGGCTGACCCATGAATATGCTTAAAAGGTTATCTCGATCGCTATTATCCATTTCGGGATTGGTTATTGGAAAGGTGATGGATTGGAATACTGGCAATGGAAAAGCACGCTGGGCAATATAACGATCAGCAACCGCTTGAGCATCTACGGCTGAATGAATCGTCGAGTTGATATTTTCGGATTTATAGCCATATAAAGCAATTGATGATGCGCTTGTTGCGGTTTTTTGTGATCCAAAATTATTACCATAATTTATGTACACATCATTACGAATGTCGCCTGATCGTGTAATGGTTGATAAACCTTGACCTAAAGCATGGTTAGCATCTAAATCAACATAACCATTTGCTAAAAGATAGGTTTGTCTATGGTCGGCATCTGCATAACCAATATCTCCATTATTTGATTCATACAAATATCCAAAAGCACTATTGGCAATTAAACTTGCAATGTTGTAAATGGTATCTGGATCTGCATCCCTGTTTTCCATTGTGTATAACCCAGGCTGGTCAATTTCACCAAGTCCTTGATTTCCAGCAGTAGCCCAAGTTTCGGTTGCATTATATGTTGCCCAAGTAGTCGATGATGGAACATCGTTCCAAGCAGCAAGTAAAACGCTAGACAGCAAATCATAAATCTGATTTCCATCCTCATCCTGCGAGATTGTGTCTGTGTAAATTTCTTTTGCTAATTTAACTAATGATCCCATTGCGAGAATTGTGTAATTGACGATAGTAGCCTTTGATCCAGTCGCACCGACTTCAACAGTTAAATCTGTAATATCTCCACCAAACAGATTAACATAAGATCCGGAACTATTTTTGACTTGCAAACTCAAACTATCATTTAAGGCAAAAGGCAATGTTTGGCCAGATAAAGCAACTAAATTGATTTGTAAATACGAAGGATTGGGTTGGCTATAAATATCGTCGCGACCTGCCTGATGGGCAATATCAGCAATAGCGATATCTGTGTAATCAATTCCAGCGACTGTGAGTTTCCAGTCAGGCGACCAAACTGTCATTAGCCACCCTTAATGCCTGAATTGTATAACTGTGGAACTGATCTTTGTGCGCTCTGATTTAAGACTTTAGCAACGGCTCTTGCTGATCCTTCAGGATCTACTGATTGAACTGTAATGTTATTTACTGTTGTTCCACCTCTTGCTGCTCCGGCAGCCAATTGTTGTTGAGTAGCAGTTGATCCACTTGTTGTTGCTTTGTTTCCAGACAATGCACTACTTGCAACTCCGGTTGCAATACCTGCACCAGCCAACGCTAATGTTCCTGCAAGAATAGATCCGCCACCAGTAGCAAAAGCACCAGCAACGGCAGCAAGTGATGCTGCTGCTTGAATGGCTTTGAAGGCTGCCACCAATTCCATCAACGCAGTAATGTATGTATAAATTTTGCTAGCAACAAATACAAATGCAATAACTTTACCAATTTCAATAATTTGATCTTTTGCTTCAATAACTCTTAGAACAACACTTCGTAATTCCTCACCAAAATTATATGCACCTGTTTCTGCTTCACCGGATGCTAATGATGTACCAGTCAATCCTGCAATAAATTGGTTTAACGCTGGAACTACATTCGCAAGAATAAATCCAGCCAATTGTTGAACTGCTGGTAATAATGCTGCACCAATACTTTCCTTGGCTTCATCAACTGCTATTTGAATACGCTTAAATTGAGCCTCAGTTGTTTGCGCTTCATTCTCGGCAAAATTGCCAAAAGTTTTTGTTAAGTTTTGATAAACAACATCAAAATCCTTAGACTTAAGAATATTTTGATCGATACCAAGACCTAATCTACCTAATGAAGTTGAGTTGCCGTCATAGGCTTTACCTAATGCGTTGGCGACTGCTTCCAATGGCTTGCCTGTGGCTGCTGTAATATCTAATGCAAGGTTTAATAGTTTTTGTGCTTCTTTAACATCATTTGTAGATCTAACTAACCTAGCAAAAGCAGGGCGCAATTCATCATCAGTTATACCAATTGCAATTGAAGTTTGGTCAATATAATCACCTACGGCTTTAGTTTGTGCAACTGTGGCATTGGTAGATGCCCTAATAGTTTCCTCAAGTTTCCTTTGAGCAGCCTCATCTTGAGCAGCATTTTTAACTGCCTGAACTGCAAATGCTGTTGCGGCAGCACCAACGGCTGCAAAAGCCAATGCAGCCTTTTTAGCAAAATCGCCAATTTTATCTGCTGAATTACTAACTACTTTATTAGCATCATCTAAACCTTTTTTAAGGTTATCAATATCTGCTGCGAGGGAGAGAGTTAAGGTTCTACTTGCCATCTGCAAACTCTTTTCTAATCTCTAAAATAATTTCCTCAAACTCTTTAATGATCTCTGGCTGCATGTGTCTTACTGTTGGGTAAATGAACCAACCTCTTGAACCTGAACCTTTTGGCATTGGCCCTGACCATCTAGGGAATTGAGGATAATTCTTTGAGCCAAACTCTGATGCAGCACCAATACCAAGGCGACTTCCTTTTGGATCATTGCGAGTATTAAATTGCGTAGTTGCGCCACCTGAAAACTTTTGTCCAGCAAAACCAAAAGATATTTCACCAAGTACTGAGGATTTTTTTACTTTACCACCTTGAGCAACGCGATCAGCAACTTTGCCTCTTGATGCAGCAATACGGCGAATTTCGTTTAACTCTCTTTGTGCTAATTCGCCAACTCGTCTTTTAGTTTCCTCAACTGCAATTTCGCTCATGTTTCTAATCACTTTAGAAAATTGAGCCAATTCTCTTTTGTCATACGCTATTAGAGGTTCGGTGCTAGTTGCCATTCCGTTCCTCCAATATCTCGATCGCTGTTAAAATGTCCTCGGCTTCAACCCATTCGCTCATTGGTATTTGTGTGGCAATTGCCAACTCAACCAATAATCTGCTTAGGCTTCCTGCTTTGTGGCTTTTGGGTCTGCATCACCAACAATGACATCTGCTACTGTTTCCATCCAGATATCCATTGGTTTGATGGGTTTGGCTGAACCAAGTTCGCGCTTATGTGCATGATAAGCAAGAAACATAAGATCCCATATGCCAAGTTTTTCAGTTGCTTGCCCAATGGTATTTCCTGTCTGCTTTTCCCACTTAGCCCACTCAGGCGGTTGGGCTACATAAGTTGCTTGCTCGCCTGAGTTATATTCAATTGTGATTGGTAGTTTCATTTATTTGCTCCCGTTCTTAGATTTTAACTAAATGTTTCTGAAACCTCACCGCGTGCAACTGGGAAGGTGAAAGATACTATCTGAGCATCTACGCCTGAGCCACCTGCGGTTGGGTAAACTGGCAATACTGGGAACACGAATGTTGCACCAGTTGCGCTTGTCAATGTAATTGAAATTTCTGAGTTTGGTGAAGTATCGCAAGCAGTCCATAGTGCTTCGCAAACTGAACTTGTCTTGCCCCAATCCGCCAACATATCCAATTGGAATGTTCCAGAAACATTAACTACTTTATAGGCTTCGCCATCAAGTGTTTGGTAAGTTTGACGATCAAACTCTTTTGTTAGAACTGCATTAGTCGCCTGTGCTTCGATGTCTGTTCCACCTGTGAAAGACAACGAAATATCGCGACCGGTAATTACTGTGGTTGCCATGATTTCTCCTTATGCGGTTTGTGTATAGTAGGTGCTAACTCTGACATCTGCAATTAGCAGCGTGCTTGCTCCAACTTGACTAACTGTTGGTCTTTCGACCGAACTGACAACATATCCTGATGGAATAACTGCCAGAACACTCATAACTAACTGCTCGATATTGTCGAGCGATGCAGGATTGCTGTTATATGCAACTGCAACTGAAATAGTAAAATTTATTTTTGCATGGATTGTATTTTTGTTAATTGTTTCCAGTTCTAAGTAAGGTGAATCTGGAACAACAACAACTGCTGGTGGAATAACTGATTCTGGAACAAAACTGTAAACATTTCCTGCAACGCTAGATAAAGCAGTTGCTAAAGGTGTGCGAACCTGAGAAAGGATTGTTGAGGCTGGCATTTATTGAGCCATGCCTTCGGTATCCATATAACTACCCAAAAGCCCTACGCATTTATTAAATAATGATCGACCCATTCTAAATGGTGTGGCTGTAAAATCTATTCCTTCGATTTGCCCTCCACCGGCAAGTCTTGCTTGGAAAACTTCGACTGAAACTGTATAGACTGCTGATTGAACGGCTGCGTTTCCAACATAAGTTGATGCGCTAGATAAGGTAGCAGTTCCGGATGGGATGACAT